GATTACGACTTATTCGTTATTCGTATCAACAGCGATTACGATTTATTCGTTATTCGTATCAACAGTAAATGCGATTTGTGGGTTATTATAATAAGCGGGCGTACCGTATAAAAACGCATAACTACCCTAACCTACAGAGGTGACAAAGCGCGAGAGTGATATAAGACTCTCAAAAAAAATCCAGGGGGGTATAAGAGTAGTCTAAGAGGTTTATCAGAAATGAAAAAAAGACGACCGTATTGGAGTTTTTGGAAGGTTGTATTTGCGGGATGGTTGATCAGGTATCCGAAAGTATTTCTTCGTATCTTATGGGTTCCGACAGGAATTGCAATAGTTTGCATATATAAAGCGGCAACATGATAAGAATGACTGAAAAAAAATCGGCGGTAAATTTTTATATGGATAAAGTCTATCACATATATGCAAAAGACAAATGCATTATGTATAATGTATCCGAGAAAGATTTTGATGTAGTATGGAAAACTTTGAATATCATGGTAGAGTATTTAAATACAGAGTATAGGTCAGATGATCTAAGTTACTTAGAGTGTTTATGTAATAAGGATTCTACGATAAACTCATCGTATTGACAAGAGATAAATAAAACGTTAGGATTTGATTTGAGGTAATTATTCACTCATGGCAAAAGGATTCACAGTAAAAGCAAAAACCCCGGCAGCGGGAAGTCAATCAGCACCAGTTGAAGACTGGGATTATGAAGCAATCAAAGAGAGGATGCGAGGCAAGAGTATTGTATTCTGTCTACCAGGAAGGGGTTGTTCATTCACATTTCTAAAATCATTTGTACAGTTAGCATTTGATCTAGTACAAAATGGAATGAGTATTCAGATTTCTCAAGATTACTCATCGATGGTTAACTTTGCACGTTGTAAGTGTCTTGGTGCAAATGTACTACGTGGACCTGATCAGATTCCCTGGGATGGAAAACTGCAGTATGATTATCAACTATGGATTGATAGTGACATTGTTTTCAATACTCAAAAGTTTTGGCAACTATGTGATCTAGCAGTACCAGTAGAAGGAGAAGAAAAAGAGATTGTTGCTGGTTGGTATTCTACTGAAGATGGAAGAACCACATCAGTTGCACACTGGTTAGAGGAAGATGACTTCCGTAGTAATGGTGGTGTCATGAATCATGAAATGGTTGATGGTATCAGCAAGCGTCGTAAGCCATTCACTGTTGATTATACAGGATTTGGATGGGTTATGGTTAAGAACGGTGTATTTGAGCATTCTGAAATGAAGTATCCATGGTTTGCACCTAAGATGCAAATCTTTGAGTCTGGTGCAGTACAAGACATGTGCGGAGAGGATGTGTCATTCTGTCTCGATGCTATTGAAGCAGGATTTGAAATCTGGTGCGATCCACGTATTCGTGTAGGACATGAAAAAACAAGAGTCATCTGATACAAAAGTTACAATCTATTATGAGGGAGAGATCCTTTATAAAGATTTAACTTATGAAGAAACAACTGAGATGCTTGACGAAATGGCATCTCAGTTCTATGATAACAATACATACGATCCAAACAAAATAGAACTGGAGATTAACTGATTATGGCGAAGCGACCTAGTTTTACTGGCGGACAAAAAATTGAATCAAAACCCAAATCTACCCGTCAGGGTTCAGGGAAGCATACAAAATATGCTGCCACTTCTCGTAATAATGCTCGCAAACCTTACCGTGGGCAGGGCAAGTAATGGAAGTCTTTGATGAATACTCACAAATTCATCAGAATGACCTTAGAGTTTATAATAAACTTATTTTAAGTCGGAAACTTGGGTCCCTGTACCCAAATCCGACTTTTTTATTGTCAGATCATGTATGAATTTTATGTGTATGAGGCGCTTCGCTCGGTAAAATACATATAAAATCACGGAAAAGCTCTCTATAAGTAGAGATGAAACACCTAAAAATAGTAAATATAAGTATATGGAAGATCTAGATTATTTAAGAGAGGGATTTTAATAGATTGATACGGGATAGAAACCCCGTAAAAAGTTCTGTTAACCTAAACAGGAGTAAAAAAGATGGCTATCCATCCAGAACCAGACAGAAATGTAAGTTACATGAAAGAAATTTGGGGAACAACGAGCTTAATCACCGATTATTGGGCAGGTCGATCAAAGCCTAAAATGCTTCGTGAGATTGCAGAAGACGATATGACACCTAAAAAGCATGATTTTAAGGTGCAAAAAGAGGTTCATGAAAGAATTGGTAATGATGATGATTTGGAACATGGAACAGAACCTATATTTGGGTGATAAATAAACATAGTTTAAGTACTATTAAATGCCATTAGAACGGGTATCAGCGGGTTTTAAGGATATTAGTGCAAGTTTTCAGTTTAACCCACTGAATAGGGACCTTATTGCAATCAAAAATGAGACCGCAATATCCCGTTCTATTCGAAATATTGTAATGACTACCCCCGAAGAAAAACCATTTAATCCAAGATTTGGTTCTAGGGTATCAGAACTTTTATTTGATAACCTAGATTTTGCTACTGCAGCACTAATCAAGGATCAAATAACAAATTCTATTGAAAACTATGAACCAAGAGTAGAACTTGATACTGTTATTGTTACACCAGACTATGATAATAGCGAATTTAATATTACTATTAAGTATTTTATTATTGGTATAGATGCTTTACCACAACAACTATCGTTCGCACTGCAGCCTACTAGATAAATGGCAATAGTAAACTTCACAAATTTAGATTTTGATCAGATAAAAGCTACTATAACGCAATATCTAAGGTCAAACTCAAACTTCACAGATTATGATTTTGAAGGATCTAATCTGTCAACTATTGTTGATGCACTAGCATATAACAGTTACATATCGGCATATAATGCTAATATGATAACTAATGAAGTTTTTATTGACAGTGCTACCTTAAGAGAGAATGTAGTATCTCTGGCAAAGCATATTGGATACTTACCAAGATCTAGAAACTGTCCTAAAGCTATTATATCATTTATTGTTAATCTAGCATCGGGTAACAGATCACCAACTTACTTGACACTAAAATCTGGTATCATCTGCACAACCCAGGTTGGATTCAGTAAGCAAAACTATATTTTCTCTTTAAGAGATGATGTTGTTGCTCCTGTTATAAACGGGATTGCAGTTTTTAATAATATTGAGATTTTAGAAGGAAGTCTAGTCTCACAAACGTTTACTGTTAATAGTATTCTTCCAAATCAAAGATATATTTTAGATAATCCAAATATTGACACTAATACTATTAGGGCAGTCATAAGAAAAAGTGCTGAAAGTTCTGTTACTGAAGTTTTTAGTCTTTGTAAGGACTTTTGTGCTATTGGATCAGAATCTAAAGTATTTTTCCTACAAGAGATTGAAGACCAAAGATATGAGGTAATCTTTGGTGATGGAGTATTTGGTAGGAAACTGGAAGATAGTAATATTGTAGAACTTTCTTATATCGTTAGTGATGGTGGCGAAAATGCCAATAATATTGACACATTTAAATATGTTGGTAAGATTTATGATAACAATAACAGATTTGTAGATGCTGGAATTTCTTTAGTATCTTCTGATGGACCATCTCAAGGTGGTAGAAACGTTGAATCTATTGATTCCATTAAAAAGTTTGCACCTAGATTATATTCTGCTCAAGGTAGGGCAGTGACTTCATCAGATTATGAATCTATAGTCACTCAGATTTATCCAGAAGCAGAATCAGTTTCTGTATTTGGTGGTGAAGAGTTAGATCCACCACAATATGGTAAGGTTTTTATTACTATCAAACCATATGAGGGAGAAATCTTACCAATATCAGTCAAAAATAATATTAAAGATTCTTTAAGTAAGTATGGTGTTGCTGGTATTCGACCAGAAATCATTGACCTTAAATACCTCTATGTTGAATATGATAGTAGCGTTTACTATGATATCAATAAAGTTGGTAGTGCAAATAGATTAAAATCAAACATTGCAGAATCTATTGAAAAATATGCAAACTCTGTTGAGTTAAATAAGTATGGTGCTAGATTTAAATATAGTAAGTTTTTAAAGATTATTGATGATACTGATACATCTATCACATCAAATATAACAAAAATCTCCATGAGAAGAGACCTAAAAGCATCTATCAATGCTTTGGGTGAATATGAGATTTGTTTCGGTAATGGCATACATGTCAATAACTTTGATGGTTACAATATAAGGTCTTCTGGATTTAAAGTCTCTAACTACATTGATACCGTCTATATTACCGATATTCCCATGAGAGGGGGTATGGGTGAGATAATCTTGTTTAAGTTGAATGGAGGCGTTCCTGTAGTGCTAAGAAGAAACTATGGAAAGATAGACTATAAGAAGGGTGAGATTGTTCTATATCCAACCATTATTACCTCCACAGAAAAAATCAAGTTTAATACATCAATTATTGAAATCTCTGGATCTCCAGTTTCAAATGATGTGATTGGATTACAAGATTTGTATCTTCAGTTAGACACTACAAATAGTGTGTTAAATATGATTAGAGATTCAATATCTTCTGGAGAAGATACTTCGGGATCATCGTATATAACATCATCAAGCTACACAAACTCAACCAGCGGACAGTATATAAGAAACTAAAAATATGGAAAAAGTATCTCTCAATAGTCTTGTAGAAAATCTTGTTCCCGAATATGTTAGGGAAGAGTATCCCCTGCTTGTAGAGTTTTTAAAAGAATACTATATCTCACAAGAAACTTCTGGACAATCTCTAGATCTTATTCAAAATCTGGCAGATTATGTTAAGATTGATAGTTTGACAAACCTAGTAGATTCTTGCAATCTAACTGCTAACGTTTCTTACTACGAGAAGGATATCTTTGTAGATACTACTAGAGGATTTCCATCCTCACAAGGTCTTATCCAGATCAATGACGAGGTTATTTTTTATGATAAAGCAGTAGAAGATGAACCTATTGAGTTTGTTGGTAAGATTGATATTGGATTTAATGAGATTACCAGCACTGAAACTGAGGATACTACATCCACTATTGGTTGGTACGTAAGAGTTTATAACTTAGACGAATCCAAATTTATTGGTGAAGGACTTGTAACTGGCAACAATGATGGTAATAATATCAAAGTCAACTTTACACCAGTACCTTCTTCAGATATTGAAGGATATGAAGCTTCTGACCTATACATCTGTAAGATTAACAGATCCAAGTTTACGGGGTGTAGAAGGGGTTTCTCGGGGGTTACAGGACTAAAGGATAGTGTAACGTCGGATAAACTGATTTTCACATCTACAAAGGCATCTAAGCATAAGAATGGTGATGTTGTATCTAACTTAAATAATATCTTATTAAAAGAGTTTTTTAGAAAAATAAAAGTTCAGATTGCTCCTGGATTTGAAAATCAAGAGTTTTATGATGAAATTAATGAGTCAACTTTTGTAAAAAATATTAAAGACTTTTATAGATCTAAGGGTTCTGAATGTTCATTTGAACTATTATTCAAAGCACTATATGGAAAGCCAGTAGATATTGTTATTCCAAGTAACTATCTGATAGAACCTTCCAGCTCAAGATATTCTATCACAAAAAATCTTATTGTAGAACTTCTTGAAGGTGATCCAAACCATCTGCAAAATAGAACATTATATCAAGATACCCAGTTTAATATCCCAAATACAAGAGGTATTATTACAAAACTGGAAAAACTGCAGAAAGATAATAAAGATTTTTATCGTCTATACATTGATAGCTCCATTGAAGAAAACTATGATTCTACATATGGAAACTTTACTATTCATCCCAAAACTAAAAATACTGTAAAAATAGAGAGAAATCAATCATTTATTGATGTTGATTCAACCATTGGATTTCCTCTTAGCGGAACTTTAGTATTAAAAGATGACTTTAACATAGAATACCGTGTAGAATACACTTCCAAAACATCTACACAGTTTTTGGGATGCACTGGATTATCAAAAGATTTTGAAGAAAATATTGATATTAATCTAGATGCATATTCGTATGTTAATACTACATCTGGTCAAGTTAAGGTACGAGTAACAGGCGTTCTTGATAATGGTATTGAAACGACCATATTGCCATCTGTAAAAAATTTAAAAAAAGACGATTATCTGCCAATAAAAACACTTGGCGCTGAAATAAAAAATGATCCAAGATCTTCTTCTTGGATTTATAATGTCCCTAAAACTTATGAAGTAAAATCTATTGAGTTGTTAGATAACACCGATTTTGCTTACAGAGTTTATTTTTACGAACAACATGATCTATCAGTCGGTCAGAATATTACTCTAGATCCAGTATCTAACAGTTCTGATGCTTATAATGGCACTGTTGTTGAATGGAACAACCAGTTTTCTGTTATTGTAAGAGGTAGTAGAGTATTCCTAAATGAAAATATTAAATATGATTTAAAGAAAAGACTAAACAAATCAAACTTTGATGGAATAATCAACTATCCAGCTGATGTTCAAAATACTTATTATGACAGAAAAACAGGTGATATTTATGTAAACTCACAATCTTTACCACTTTATAGACCATCTTTTGAAGTTGAAGAGTTAAACGTAAATAAAAGAATACGTGCATTTTCTGGTATCTTCAAAAATGAAGACACTTTAAATATTGGTAAACATGGGTTTATAACTGGAGATGCTGTAGTATACAAACCCAGAACTACTTCATATGTTCCAAGTTATACTCTTGATGCAAATGGTGTAAGAAGTTATAAGTTTATTAATAATGAAACTGGAACTTATGAGAATAATCCGACTTTGGTTTTAATCAGAGGTAAAAAGTATACCTTTAGAAATGTCATGAATCAACACCCATTCAGGATTCAGGTAGAGTCTAATGGGACAGTTAGTGACCAATACAATGATGGAATTAAAAATAATGATGTAAGTAATGGGGTATTAGTTTGGGAAGTCCAAGAAGATACCCCAGATGTTTTATATTATCAATGTTTGAACCACCAAGCAATGGGCGGTGTAATCAATATTATTGATGAAAATCAGCAAAAATCTTTGGATATTGATAAAGGAATATATTTTATTGAAAAAGTATCACCAACTCAGATCAAACTTTATAGAAGTAGAACAAATATACTTAAAGGTCAGTCAGTATCATTTAGTGGTGTCGTTATCCAAGATACTATTGAATCATATGATTATGTTTACAAAAATCTTGATAGTAGAAAGATAGAACCTCAAGATATCATCAGAAAAATAGTTCGTCATCCAGGAAATGAAAATTCTAATGATCAGTCATCAAAGATTACTAAATCGGGTACTATAGGTATTTGGAGAAATGGTATTGAACTGTTAAACTACAAATCTAAAGATTTTATTTCTTATGGTAAAATAAAATCCGTAGATGTTATTTCAAAAGGTTCTGGTTATGATGTAATCAATGTTCCTCAGTTAAGAATTAGTGATTCAAACGGTTCTGGATGTGTATCTAACATTTCAGTAAAAGGTTATTTAAGTAAAATCGACGTATTAGATAAGGGATTTGATTATATTGAAACTCCAGTGATAACAATATCTGGTGGTAATGGAACTGGAGCAAAAGCAGAAGTAGAACTTGAAAAATATGTTCATTTTTCATCTTTTAGTGCTTCTGAAGTGGATCTTGTTAATGATAGTATTGGTTTTTCTACTTATCACAAGTTTAAAAATGGAGAATCTATTCAATATGAAACTTTGGGTCAAGTAGCTATTGCTGGTTTATCGACATCTTCATATTATTTTGTGTCTATTGTTGATAGTTACAATGTAAAGTTACACAAATCTCAATCTGATGCTTTAAATAACAGAAATGCGATCAATCTGCATCAAGTTGGAACTGGAAAACACAATTTAAAGTCTACAAATAGAAAAAATAGAGTAAAAAGAGTAAATATTTCTCAATCTGGATATAGTTATGAGAAAAAATACAGATCTTGCTCATCATCTGGGATTAGTACATATAAAAATTTGATTGAAATCAAAGATCATGGATATAAAAGTGGAGAAATAGTCACTTATAATCCAAAAATTGCTCCAGTATCTGGACTTTCATCTGGAACAGACTATTATGTACTAAAAAATGACAATGATTCTTTCAGAATATGCAATATTTCAGGAATTTCAACACAAAAGGACATTTTTTATAAGCAGAAAAAGTATATTAACTTCGATGGATTTGTAGAAGGCGACCATACTTTCAAATATCAGGATATTGTAGTCACAATTGACGGAAGATCTTCATTAAGTCAGGAAGATCTCAATGTAGATACAAATGCTAAAATAAGACCCATTTTTAGTGGAGAAATTGATAGTGTTTTTATTGAAAATACTGGTGAAAAGTATGGATCTGAAGTTTCAAACTTTGTTTCTCAACCAAATATTGATATTTTACAGGGCAGAAATGCTAGATTAAAACCTATTATTAAAAATGGTGAGATTATTTCGGTAATAATCCAAGATCCAGGAAAAGAATATTATTCTACACCAGATATTTCTATTATTGGTAGTGGAGTTGGTGCAAACTTGATTCCAATCGTGAAAGATGGTTATATTTCTGATATTATAATCCAAAATCCTGGAATAGGATATAAATCTGAAGGTACTCAAGCACTTGTAGTCAATAGAGGACGATCTGCTAGTGTTTCTGCAAATATTCAGACTTGGAGAATAAATCTTGTCGAGAGATATGTTTCGACTGGATTGATTTCGCCAGAAGACTCTTTCTTATATGAAGGAAAAACAAAATCAAGAGGCATTCAATATGTTCATGCCTATGCACCAAGAAAACTTAGAGAGATTTCTCTTGCTAGTAGATTCTTGAATGGCGTTGAAGTTTTCAATCCAGATTTAGAACTTATTAATGGATCCGAATCAGTTTCTTTGTCACATTCACCAATTCTTGGATGGGCATATGACGGAAATCCAATCTATGGTCCCTATGGTTATTCATCACAGACTGGTGGTAGAATAGTCCAGATGACTTCAGGATATACATTAAGAACTGATCTAAACAAAGACAAAAATAGACCAAATCTAATAGATTTTCCAGCTGGATTCTTTATTGAAGATTATACGTTTACTGGAAATAGCACATTAGATGAACATAATGGAAGATATTGTGTTACTCCAGAGTATCCAAATGGTGTTTATGCATATTTCTGTACTATAAACACTCAAGTTGACGCAAATGGATTATTTAAATCTTATAGAAAACCCGTTTTCCCATATGTTATTGGAGATACATTTGTTTCTTCTCCTACAGAGTTTAACTTCAAATCAACATCAACTTTAGAATACTTTGATTTAAATACTTCAGATTTGATTAGAAATACTGCCCCATATAGTTTGCTGGCAAATACTATTGATTATCCATTTTTAAAATATGATAAAGCGTATAGAAATCAAAACGCAATCGTAAAATCTACAAAGTTTGGATCAGTAACTAGTGTTGGCATTGTTACTGGTGGTTATAACTATAAAGTTGGAGATAGAGTTGTATTTGATGGGCAAATTGACACCTTTAAAGCAAAAGGTAGGGTTAGTAAAGTAAAAGGAGTAGATATCGAATCTGTCAGTTTACTTCACAATGAATCGAAAACATGTAATATCATAAAAAATAGTAAACTATTTACTGCATTTACTGCAGACCCACATGGTTATACTACTGGGGAAAGTTTATCATTAACATTTAATAATGAGTTATTAACAACAACTGAAATAGATGTTAAGTATAACATAATAACATTAAAGCAAAATCTTGATATTCCTGCAGTAACTGGAGTTTCTACTCATATTTCTGTTGCAACTTTTTTTGATTCGATTTATCCAAATGATGTTTATCAAAATGGTATTGAAAAAATAAAGATTTTAAGAGTAGAACCTAACAAGTCTAGATTATTAGTTCAAAGAGAATATGATGGTTCTATTGGAACATCTCATCAAGCAGCTTCAGGATTTGTTGAAGTTCCAAGAAAGTTTACCTTTAGTCCACAAAATTCGTTTATAACAACAAGTTTTACAAACTCTCTAGAAAATCCATTATATTTTATCACCTCGGAAGATGTTGGACTGAATACAGTAACAATCAATATGAGTAATCATCCTCTTGTTACTGGAGATTTGTTGGAGTATTCGAATGAAGGTGGGACTTCTATAACTGTAGAAAATGAAAATGGAGCATTCTTACTTTCAGATGCTGAACAGATTTATGCTGTAAAAATAAATAGCAACTCGATTGGTTTGACAACCATATCTTCTGGAATTAGCACAAATCCACAACTATTAGTATTCACCAATGTTGTGCCAGAGATTCAGAGTTTAACACCAAGATATCCAAATATTTTAGAGTGTGATATTTCAGATGATAGGGTATTAGTTACTACAAGTACTCCACATGGTCTTTCTGTTGGAGATAGTTTTGATCTTCATGTAAAATCAGGTATTTCTACAACTTATAAAGTAGAGTATAACAAACAAAACAGAGCTGTTATCGTCGGAAGAAGAGATTTTGAGTCTTCTGATGTAAATACTTTAAAGAACTTCATTACAATTAGAAACCATAAGTATCAAAGTGGACAAAAAGTAGTATATCTATCATCCAATCCAGCAATATCTACTGGATTAGAACATGATAAGGCATATTATGTGTCTGCTATCACTCCCGATAGAATCAAGTTAGCAGAGCAGAAATACGATGCTCTCTTGGGTATAAACTCTGTAGATATTACAGCATCTCTTGCTGGGTCAATATTACCAATAAATCCACCACTAGAAGTTGTAAAATACTCAGATATTATCTTTGATCTTTCCGATTCTTCATTATCAATCGATGATGAAAGAGAAAAAGAAGCATTTGATTTTAGATTATATTGGGATCATATGTTAAACCATGAGTTCTATACAAGTGCAGAACAGCGTTCATTTGATCTCACGTATAACGGTTCTATGGGCATCTCAAGTGATGCAAAAGCAACTTTAAGAAATAGTTCAAATCTACCAAAAGAGATTTATTACAATCTAGTTCCAAAGAAGAGATTTGGAAATAATGTAGAAAATCTTGAACTTTATGTTTATGAAAATAGATCGGATGATGGATATATTAATAACTCGATTAACATTATTGATAGTAAGTTTTCCAATACATTTAAAATCAACTCAAAAACATCAAACACATTTACGGCACCTATGTTTGATGCCCCAGAAAGATATGAATATACTTCTGGTAGAGGGAATGCTCTAAACTATTTCATCAAATCTTCAGTTGTTGAAGGATCTATTGCTGAAGTTGAGATTCAGTCTAGAGGTGAAGGATATAAGAGTATCCCCAAAATAGATAAGATCGTTTCAGAAAATGGTAGCGGTGCCATTCTAAAAGTTGAAAGTGATAATATTGGTCTACCATTAAGTATCGAGTTTGACGATATTGGTTATGATTATTATTCTGATAATACTATTAGACCCTCATCAAAAACTCCCACAATTATTGAGTTAGATTACTTATCTTCTGTAAAAGAAGTTAAAGTTACCTCACCAGGTAAAAACTATTCTACTGCTCCAGATATCATTATTATTGATGGTTTTACGAATAAGTTAGTAGAAGATTTGGAGTTTAAGTATGATATATCTTCAAGAAAAGTTGATATTATCAAAAATACATATAAATTATCCGAATATTCTCCAAAAATCCTTACTATAAACAACTCAAATGGCATTGGAATCAATACCATTACATTTAATGATGTCAATAAGCATGTAACCGTAGAACTTTCTCCAACATATAGTTTCCTACAAGATTTTCCATTTGAGATTGGTGATAAAGTATTAGTTGAAAATGTAAGTGTTGGTATTGCAACTACTGGTACGGGTTATAACTCAGAAAACTACAACTATACTACATTTACTATTATCGATAGAGATCCTGCCCTTGGTGGTATTGGAGCAACTGTTACATACAGTCTAGAAAATCTTCTTGGAGATGGAGAATCTCCTGGTAAGTTTAATGTTTTCAACTCGGTAGGGAGAATAGTTCCATTAAAATATTTACCAACTTTTGAAATTGAAACTCAAAAGACTAAGTTCTTTAGCAATGAACCAGTTGTAGGAACTTCTGGTGCAAAAGGAAATATTCAGAGTATTGATTATGATAGAGATATTATTAAAGTTTATACACTAGATGATTTTAAAGTTGGAGACGTTCTTAGAGGATTAGTTTCTGGAAGAAGATCTAGAGTATTAAAAGTAACCTCAGATGAGATAGATTTTCCAGTTACTTCTGGATCTGTAGTTAGAAATGGATGGTCAACAAGAAAAGGTTTCTTAAATGATCCAGAGCAGAGAATACATGATAGTGATTACTATCAATATTTCTCTTATTCTGTAAAATCTGAAGTTGATTATGAAACTTGGAATCCATATGTTTCAAATTTAGTCCATACTGTAGGATTTAAAAAGTTTAGTGATATTTTAGTTCCATCAGAACCAAACTCTTTTGTGGGAATAGAAACTATTCAATCATCTGGAGATATTAGTGGTATTGCTGATATTCATCGAGTCATTGATATAGATTGCTACCAAGACTTTGATAGTGTTACAGAAACTACATCTATCATAAATGAGACTAGAAAGTCTAAGGAAGTTATTCTGAGATCTAGACTATTACAAGATTATATTGAGTCCGTTGGTAATAGAGTATTAGAACTAGATGATATTTCTTCGGAGTTTAATCAGGCTGTAAGATCTACAAGATATTCAACTATTGATGCATATGAAAAAGTCGTTGGATTTAGAAAATACTTTGTTATTGTTGAAAATATTGATAATCCATACGAAAGACAAGCAGGTGTAGTTCTACTACTCTCTGATGGTCTAACTGTATTTAATGTTGACTATGCAAAATTATTCCCGCAGACAACTATTGGAGATTTTGATGCGGAGATTTCTGGTAATGAAGTTTTATTGAGATTCTTCCCAATCAGTTATAAAACAACAAACTACTTAGTTTTTGTAACTTCTTTAGAAATCGATGCTTCTACAGTTGGTGTTGGATCAATATCAGAATCAGTTCTTGGAGATGCTGTTCACATGTATTCTGAGCAGATTCCAAGTATTGGTCCTGGTGAATCTGAGGTCTTCAGATTATCGCTGAATGATACTACTAACAAGTTGATTATTCACGTTGGTGCTGACAATGGATATGTACAGACAGAAGAGTTGATTATTACCAATGATGGTACAGATCTATACATAAATGAATATGGATTTTTAAATAGTTCTGGTGGTGGTTCTAATAGTACCCCAGGTATCGCCACTTTCACATATTCTATAGATGGATCTGAAATCATTGTAACTGGCGCATTTGACTCACCAAACTCAAATGATTTCCAAGTGGATGCATCTATTACAGCATTTTCCTCAACAAATACTGGCATAGGAACTGATGCAGTAAATGGTGCGCTACTAGAGACTACATATACTTCTTTCCCCGCATCACCAACACCAACAGCAACTACATTATCATCTTTTGGCGGTAGATATGATGCAACTTATATGATTGCTTCTGTACAAGATCTAACTAATGGTACTCACTTTGCAGAAGAGTTCGTTGTAATGTCAACCTGGAATAAACAGGTCGATTATGTTGCTTCTATCGTTTCTAGTGGAACTGATACTGGTATTGGAACATTTGGTGCAATATCTAATGGAGTTACTTGTAGTATAGTCTTTACTCCAGAACCAAACATTGATGTTGACGTTAGAACTTTTGAGTACAAGATTGGATACTATGATGAAATAACAACTCCAGAAAAAATCATTGATCTTGGAAACATGAGAGTTGATTCTGGATTTGGCGATTATGAAGGAACTGAGCTTTCAATCAGAAAATCATTTGAACTGTATCATAAAGAACAACCATTATTCCAAAAAAATATTAATGCTACTCAAGAAAGTGAACTTGACATTGATAATAATATCATTAGTACACCTGGACATTATTTTGTTACTGGAGAAGAGTTAGATTATTCATATAGATTCTCTGATGTTGGATTAACTGATAATGCCATTTCTATTGCATCTACCACTGTTCCAGGAATAGGTCTTACTGATAAACTACCCACAACGGTATATGCTGTTAAAGTAGATGAGTTAAGTATTCAAGTTGCAGCATCTGCATCAGATGCATTAGCATTTAATCCAAAAATCTTTGAGTTTGCATCTTTGGGGATTACTACAGATCATAGATTTACATCAAAAAAACAAAATACAAGAACTCTGATTAGCTTAGATAATATTGTTCAATCTCCAGTAGTTTCATCTGGAACAACCGCTATATTGGCAATAGATTCAACTCCATTTAATGCTATCCTTGAGTTTGAAGATGTTGATGGATTCCAAGGTGGAGATCTGATTCAGATTGATGATGAAATCATGAGAATCTTTGTTATTGGATTTAATGATAATCCAAACTTTGTTTATTGTATAAGAGGATTTATTGGTACTAAGAGGAATACTCATCCAGTTGGAAGTCTAGTAACAAAAGTAACTGCAAACTATAATATAGTTGGTAATACCATTTATTTCCCAGAACCGCCTTTTGGAAATATTCAATTTGAAAACTCTCTCAACAAACCAGATGAAGTTGATTACTTTGGTATTGATGTGAGATCTAAGTTTAATGGTAGAGTTTTCTTAAGAAGTTCTTCTTCTGGGTCTCAATATGGTCCATATACCAATAACTTTATCTTAGATACAGTATCTGATCAGTTTAATGGGTATGATCATGAGTTTGCTATCAAAAGTCTTAGCAATAATGTGACAGGCATTTCATCCCTAAATGCTGCAGTTCTTGTTAATAATGTTTTCCAAATTCCAGATGGTCCATTTAATAATGGAAACTATTCACTGCTGGAAGTTGGCGGTGAAACTAAAATCAAGTTTACTGGATTTAGTAGCACTAGTTATTATGACATTAACCAATCTGGTTTGCCCAGAGGCAGAATCATCCTTTCAGTTGGTTCTACTGCTGGACTTGGTTATCAACCTTTAGTTTCTGCTGGAGGAACCGCTACAATATCTGGTACAGGATCAATTTCTAATATTTCTATTGGAAACTCTGGTTCTGGATATAGATCTGGAATCCAAACTCATGTCAAGATTGGTGTTGTAACAACATCTTTAGATTCTGATATTGAATATATTGGATTTGCAACTGTTTATAATGGGTCAGTAGTTTCTATTGCTATTACAAATCCAGGAACTGGTTATACCTCATCAAATCCACCAGAAGTTATATTTGATGATCCAGAACCATATTGGAATATTCCTCTTCAATATCAAGCACCTTCTAGCGGACTTGGAACTGAGGCATATGTAGATCTTGTCGTAAGTCAAGACTCTAGTATTTTTAACTTTGAGGTAAGAAACTATGGTTATGGATTTAATGTTCGTGACCTATTAACAGTTCCCGTTGGTGGTGAGACTGGTATTCCAACTACGTCGGATTATGGTTCATTTGAATACTTCACCATTATTGTGGATCGTTTATATGCAGATGATTTCTCTGCATGGCATTTCGGAGAGTTGCAACCTATTGATTCTATTCAAGACCTGATTGACGGAAATAGAAGATTCTTCCCAATCTTTATTAATGGTCAACAAACAACTATTAGATCAAAACCAGGATCTGGTATTGAAGTTAAATCTACACTTCTAGTATTTGTAAATGATGTTCTACAAGTTCCAGATGAAGGTTATATCTTTGAAAATGGAAGCGTTATCGAGTTTCCAGTTCCTTTAGAAATAGGAACAAAGGTAGATATTGTATTTTATAAAGGTTCTGGATCAGTTGACACTAGAAATGTAGATATTGTTGAATCAGTCGAAGAAGGTGACCTATTTACTATTAATAGCGATAATCCATTATATGCACAAAATGAGCGTCAAGTATCTGATATTGTGAATACAAATACAGTTGAAACTATTGCATATCCAGGTCCAGGATTAGATAAAAGCGAATCTATTGTCAGATCTATTGCTCTCTGCCAACAAAAGCATGATATTGCAGTGAATGGTAGTTATGTTGGAAAATCTAGATCAAGTTATGAGCCATACATGTCTCCAGTCGCAAAAGTGATTAATAGTGTCAATACAACTTCAACAGATATTTACGTTGATGGTGTTAAGATTTTCTTTGATGATCTTAGAGAATATTCTACTGATCCAACAAAGAAGCAAACGATAACAGTAGTGTCACAAGAACCCATCGTTTCAGCTGCTGCAACTGCTATTGTTTCTGCTGCTGGAACTATTACTGGTGTCGTTATTAGTAATAGTGGTCTTGGATATACGTTTGCACCATCTGTATCTATACCAAACTCAGATAATCAAACATTTACAAATAAGAATAACTTTTATACTAACCAAACAGTTCTACAAAGTAGTATCACTAATGGATTAGTAGATTCAATAACTGTTGTTTCTTCTGGATCTGGGTATACGACAACAAATCCACCACAAGTCATTATTGAGTCTCCTAGAGCATCATATGAAGTTATGGAAAACGTTAGTTATGAAGGAGATTTTGGTGATGTGATTCAGATTAATAATGGAAATACATATCTAGATTTAGATTTATTTGTTCCATTAGATTCATATCTGAGAAATACTGATGTTGCTTCTGTTGGAGTTGCATCTACTGGATTATCTGCAGTACAAGTGGGCGATTATTTCATTCTAGAAAATACAAATGTTGGTGATGGAATAACATCTAAAGATACTTTAGGTGTTGGTAATGTTTCTATTGGTAATAGTTTCTTAGATAATGTTTACCAAGTACAAGCAGTTTCTACAACATCATCTACTGTTCCAGGGGTAGGTGTTACCTTTATAACCAGAGTGAGAGTAAACGTAGATTCTTCTACAAATAATGCTCCTGTAGGAATAACTACCAGAGCAGGAACTTATACGTGGGGTAAAATAAGTAATCTAGGGAGAAGAAGACCAATGAGTTTTGCGGTTAATAGCAATCGCTTATCTGGAATAAATACATCACCTGTTGTTGTCAGGAAAAATCGTTTAGATTATAGATCATACGTGTAAACCTACTAAATAGATAAAAAGTCTACCAATGTCAGCAATTATAACTGATCAACTAAGAATACTTAATGCGGAGAACTTTGTCAATGCCATTGGAGTTTCTTCAAACTATTATTATGCATTCATTGGTCTCCCAAATGCGACTGATTATGACTCTGAGTGGGATATAACACCACCATCTCCCAAAGATTGTTTTGATGAAGAGAATGATTATTGGGACACTATGACATCCTTAAAAAGGATTTCTAAAAATGATGTCAAAAGGGTTATTAGAAAAATTCAATGGGAAAGTGGATTTACTTATGACATGTATAGACATGATATAAGTAGAACAAACTTATCACAACCATCTGAAGCAACTAGTTTATATTATTCAAACTTTTATGTAGTTAATAAAGATTATAAAGTTTATATTTGTATTCATAATGGAACTGACGAAAATAACTTTTCGGGTAAGCCTTCATTAGATGAACCACTGTTTACCGATTTAGAACCAAAACCTGCTGGTAGTAGTAATGATGGTTATTTGTGGAAATATTTGTATACTATTAATCCATCAGATATTATTAAGTTTGATGGCATTGATTATATCCCACTTCCAGATGAGTGGGGTTCAGATGAATCATCTTCAGCAATCAAACTTCATGCTTCTACTAGTGGACAGATAAAAAATGTAGTAATCGCTGATAGTGGCGCAAATATTGGTCCAGCAAATCAAGTCTATAATAGAGTACCTATTAAAGGTGACGGGTCTGGAGCGGAAGCTACAGTTATTGTCGATTCGGAATCTAGGTTAGATTCTGTTATCGTTACCAATGGTGGATCTGGATACACGTATGCAGTATTAGATTTTGCTGGGGGTGGTTTACCAGTAGATACTATTGGTTATGAAGAACCAGATGTTGATGTTATCATTCCACCTCAAGGAGGTCATGGATATAACGTTTATAAAGAGTTGGGTGCAACGAGAGTATTAGTTTACTGTAGAATTGAAAATGATTTGCAAAATCCAGATTTTATTCTTGGAAATCAAGTTGCTAGATTTGGTATTGTAAAAAATCCATTAAAATTTGGATCTAATGATATTCTTGATGATGACAAGGTAAGTGCATTACACGCAATCAAGCTTATTGGAAATATTTCTGACGGTAGATATTTACCAGATAGTATTATTTCGCAAAATATTTCCACAGGTACTACTGCTGTCGGAAGAGTAGTTTCTTACAATGAAAATACTGGAGTTATTAAATATTGGCAAGATAGATCTCTTTATGGATTTAACTTCGACAAGTCTAGAAACTATAATCCATCATATGGATATGGTAAAGTTGACTTTACTTCCAATATTGGTGATGGTGGGAGTTTATTGATTATTGGTGAAGTTTCTTCATTAGAGATTGATACAGATTTTGGAACAGAATCTAATCCTGGTATAACAACTGTAATAAATAATAGGACCTACAGTTTGGGTCAAGAATTTCAGAATGGGGTATCAAATCCAGAAGTTAAAAAATATTCTGGAGACATTATCTACGTCGATAATAGACCATCCATTACAAGATCCCAAAACCAAAAAGAAGATATCAAGGTAATCTTGCAATTTTAAAGAATTATGCCATCAAAAACGAATATAAACGTCTTTCCTTATTTTGATGACTTTGATGAGGACAAAAACTACTATAAAGTTCTTTTTAAACCTGGATATCCCATTCAGGCTAGAGAGTTATCAAATGTGCAATCGATATTGCAAAATCAGATCGAACAGTTTGGAAACCATGTTTTCAAAGAAGGATCCGTTGTAATTCCAGGTAATATTAGTTTTACCAGGATTACTGGCGTTGAAGTTCAAAATACATTTAATGCTATTGATATTGATCAATACATTAATGATGCTAAGTTATATGGATACGTTATTGTTGGCAGAGATAGTGGTCTAAGAGCTAAAGTTGTTAAAGTACTTAGAAAAAGTGATTATCCAGATTTAAATAATACTTTGGTATATTTTCAGTATTTAAATACTGGATCTGATAATCAAACTGAGTTTGAACCAGGAGAATCTCTCTATGCAGAATCTGAGATTCTTCCCGTATTGAGGCGTGGTGTAACTTCTTCCACTGTCGTAAATGTAACAACTCAAAATAATGAAGACATTTATGGTGATCAGGGTGTACAAAGTAGTATTGTAACTGCTTCAAGATCATCAAACAACATTTCTGGACAGTACCAATACGAAAATGTTAGTACTGTTGATGATATTACTCTTAGAAGTGGTCAAGATTTTTTATTAGTAAAAACTCCTATTATTGGATCAGCAGCTATTATTAGCGAAGGTGTATATTTTATAAGAGGAAACTTTGTTAATGTTGCTGAAGAGTTGCTAGTTGTAGATAAGTTTAGTTTCTTAGCAAATGTAAAGATCGGATTAAGTGTTACTGAACAGATTATAACTTCCGATAATGATCCAACTTTATTTGATAACTCTAGAGGATTTTCAAACTATGCTGCTCCTGGAGCAGATAGATTAAAAATCACAGCAAGATTGGCATCTTTAGATTTAGATGATGATCAAACAGATAACTTTATTGAACTTACAAGAGTAGAAGAAGGTAATATTGTATTCTTGAATAGAAATCCTCAATATAATGAGCTTGGTAATGAACTTGCTAGAAGAACTTACGATGAGTCTGGAGATTATTATATTACACCATTTACTATAAGTGTAGATGAATCTCTGAATGACTTAGAAGGTAGCAGAGGTGTATTTAAGGAAGGAGAAAAAACTAGAGAACAAAATACTCCTAGTGAAAGTATGGGAGTATACAAACTATCTCCAGGAAAAGCATATGTTAAAGGATATGAGATTGAAAGGTTATCTAGTACTTTAATCGATTTTGATAAACCTAGAGATACTAAAACATTATCTAACCAGTCTATCCAGTATGCCCCTGGAACAGGTCTAACTCTCAATAGGGTACATGGGACACCAAAGATTGGTATTTCAACTTATCACGTTTCTTTGAGAGATTCTAGACTAGGAGTAAATAATTTAGAAGCGTCTGGCAAAGAGATTGGATTGAGTAGAGTATATGATTTTGCCCTAGAATCTGGTGCATATAATACAAGTAATCTAGATCTTAATGAATGGGATCTAAATGCATATGATTTAGATTTTTATACAGAGATTACATTAAACCAACCAGTAACAGAAACTATTCCATCAAAAATTGATGGTAGATATACTGGAGCATTTTCTTTCTTAAGATTTGGCGCGTCAAATGCAGGTGTCATCACCGCATATAGTAGTTCTGGAAAATATTCTATTGGAGAAAAGATTACTTTTAGTAATGGAGAAACTAGAGTAATCACAAATATTAGATCTTATGGCATTGACGATATTAAGTCAGTTTATGGAAATGTAGGACTATCTACATTTACTGGAGATCTAAAGCAATCTAAAAAAGTTTCCTTAGGAAGTGTTACTATTCAAGGTGAATCTGCTGGTGTATCTACAGTAACATCACCATCAACCATATTTACCAGTATTTGTGAGGATGGAGATTTAGTATCTTATAGTATTGGCGAAAATACTATACCAAACTTTGCAAAAATCCAATCAGTATCCTCTAATAGTATTGTTATTGAACCAGTTCAATCTGTTTCTGGTATTTGTATAGGAACTCTTCCATTATCAACAACTACTGGATTGGATTTTTCTATTTTAACTACGGAAAGGCAAGTCGGTAATAATGCATTGTATACCCCCCTCCCCAAGGAAAATATTGAATCTGTAGACCTTAGCGAGTCTAGAATTTCTATTAGAAGAGAGTATTCTGTTACTATTGCTAGTAACGGTTTTAACATTTCAGCTTCTACATTAGCAGCAAATGAGTCTTTTCAACCATATGATGAAGAAAGATATTCTTTGATAGCTCTTGATGGAACTATTATTCCATTAGAAAGTGGAAACTTTGCATTTTCAAATGGTGGCAGAGAAGTTACATTAACTAATCTTACCACTAACGGTCAAGCAAGATTTATTGCTTCACTTTACAAAACAACAGTCAAGAGTAGGGCAAAAGTTAAAAAGATTGAAGTTGCTACATTCTCAAAATCATCCATTGAGCAATCTGGCGTAAATATATCTGGTGTTGGTGTAACAACTTTAAATGATGGATTGACATATGGAAACTATCCATATGGCACAAGAGTTCAAGATGACAGAATCTGTTTAAATCATCCAGAAATCATTAGATTATATGGTGTTTTTGAATCGAGAACTACAGAAGATCCGATTTTACCAAAGTTAATAATAACAAATGCTCTAACTTCTGAAAAGACCCCAACTACTGCAAATAATATTAAAGTTGGTGAGCGTTTAGTTGGAGGTACTTCAGAATGTGTTTTAGTATGTACTGCTATTATAAATTCTTCAACTATTGAAGTTGTATCAGTAAACCAAAAAACTCCTGCTACTTCAGAAGTAATAAAATGCAAAGAAACTGGAATAACAGCACAAGTAGTAAACTATATTGATACACAAAGTGTTAATATCACTGATAGATATTTACTTGAATCTGGAGAGACTTCTCAAGCATATAGATACTCCTTTTTAAAGAGAGTTTCTAGTTCAGCATCTCCAAGAAAAAGGATTAAAGTCGTTTATGACAGAGTATATATTCCATCTGACGATTCTGGAGATATCGTATGTGTAAACTCATATTCTAGTATTCCTAGAAATAGAATTTCATCAGCACCAGGTCAGATATCAAAAACTGATATTTTAGATTTAAGACCTATTCCAGATCCTTTCCTCGTTTATGAGGGTCAAAGATCTCCATTTGAGTTCTTCGGAAAGAACTACAGTGAAACTAATAACTCATTTAAGGATATTTTAGTTGCAGATGAAGATATTATCTTAAACTATACATTCTATCTCGGTAGAATAGATAGAATATTCTTAGATATTAATGAGCAGATTATTGTCAAGAAAGGTGTTTCATCAGAATATTTAGATCCTCCAGAATCTCCATCAAATGCTCTTGAGATTGCTAGGGTTACTTTGAAACCATATGCAGAAAATGCAAGAAAATCATCAGATATTCAACTTTTAACTCATAAAAGATATAGAATGTCTGATATTTCTAAGTTAGAGAATCGCATTAAAAATCTTGAGTATTATACAACATTAAATTTACTAGAGCAATCAACTTCAGCATTATCTGTTCCAGATGCTAATGGACTGAATAGATTCAAGTCTGGTTTTTTTGTCGATGATTTCTCAAATAGAAATAATCAGTATATTGTTCAGGGTCAGATTAAGAACTCAAATGATAAAGTAAATCGAGAACTACGTCCATCTTGTTATACTACAGAGCTTGATTTAACTTTAGCAAATAATGTTAACTATAACACTAATAATGCTCCATCTGTTCATCCAGTAAAAGGTATTTCAAGAAGTGTATATGATGATATCAAGTTTACTGAAATAGGAAATATTATCGGAAATAACATCCAAATAACTGGTGGTAGCGGATCTCGTAATGAGAATACGGGTAAAGGACTACTAACTTTAGCATATGATGAGCAGATTAGAATTAGACAATCTTTCTCTACAAGAGTAGTAAATGTTACTCCATATCTTGTAACAAACTTTTATGGTCAAATTGACTTAAACCCATCTTCTGATGTTTGGAGCGAAGAAACTATTCTAGAACCACTAATCATTACTGGTATTGAAGGTAGAGTTATTGAAGAAAGTCCTACTTTTACTGCTCAAGAGTTTGCATCTCAAGATGGATTTGATCCTGTAAGTTGGGGATCTTGGACAAACAACTGGACTGGATCTTCTCAAGCAGTTATTGGTAGAGGATCATTTAGTAGATCTTCAACATCACAAACAGGAAACAGAGTAACTGCTACTACAACAACAACTAGTGGTAACATTGTACGAACTACTAATACTGGTACTGCAACTCAGCAAGGCACATCTACTAGGATAACTAATCCTATTGAAGATAAAAATCTAGGAAATAGAGTTGTATCTGCTTCTAGTGCTACTTACTTGAGATCAAGAAATGTTGAATTCATCGCTAAAAAGATGAAACCAAGTACAAGATTATATACTTTCTTTGATGATCAGGATGTTACTTCGCTTTGTACGCCAAAACTATTAGAAATAGAAATGGTCGATGGATCATTTACTATTGGTGAAGATGTTATCTTCTATGACGAAAATAACTTTGTAATAGCAGGATATCGTTGTGCAGCACCAAATCATCAATATGGCAATATTAATGATCCAGATGCTCAAACTTTCTATACTAGAAATCCTTATGATCAGAGCTCGTTGCCAACTGTTTACACAGAGTCCTCAAATATTTTAAATCTAGATACAACTTCTTCTGGCGATTATTCTTCTGGTTATGGTGGAAACGTTTTAATAGGCGCTAGAGCGGAAGGTGTTACGAGTGGAGCAGTTGCTACGATTTCAAATAAGAGATTATTTACAGATCAAGTTGGTGTTGTTATTGGATCATTATTTGTACCAAATCCAAACGATGACACAAATCAAAGATTTACTACTGGTGCTATTTCGTTCAAAGTTTCGAATGATCAAACTAATGATATTATTCTTGGCGTAGAAACTACAGAAGCTACTGGACAGTTCTTCTCTTCTGGATTTATTACACAGACCCAGGAAACTACAATCCAAGTAAGAAATACTCTGATTGAATCTGCCACTATTAGTAGAGAAAGAGAGATTGTTTCTACCTCTACAAGATTTGTACCAACTAATAGAACTACAAGTAGTCGTTCATTCACAGTATCTCCACCTAGACCACCAGAACGCCAGGATCCACTAGCACAGTCATTCTTTATTTCAAATGCTGCTGGTGTATTTGTAACTCATATGGATTTGTTCTTCCAGGCAAAATCTGAAGATCTTCCATGTTATGTTGAACTAAGATCCATGGAACTTGGATTGCCCACAACAGAGGTATATCCATTAAGCAGAGTTGAGTTACTACCAGATCAAATCAATATTTCTGATGATGCTACAGCTGCAACTAGAGTTACTTTCCAAGGACCAGTTTACCTTGAAGGTAATAAAGAGCACTGTGTAGTTCTTCTATCTGATGTTACTGATTATTATGTTTGGATTTCTAGATTGGGAGAAACTACATTCAATATTAATGGTGAAGAGATTGCTATTACAACCCAAAATGAACTAGGATCTCTATTCAAATCTCAGAATGGATCAACTTGGACTCCAAGTCAATATGAAGATCTTAAGTTTACTCTTTTTAATGCAAGATTTGTAGATCAAGGTAGCGTAACTCTTGTTAATAGTGACGTTTCTCAAGCAAATAATCTCTATAAAGATCCACTCAGAACATATTCTAAAACACAGAGAGTTTCTCTTGGTGCGACTATAACTGACACAAACTTAAGGATTGGAAATACAATATACCAAGAAGGTTCTAATGCAAGTGGTGTTTATATTGGAAATGCTGGTATTGTAACTGGAGATCTTTCTTTAGCAAATGCTGGTATTGGATATACTCCTTTTGAGTTTGGAGCACCTGCATTTACTTTTGAAGATGTTCCTTTAGTTTCATTAACAGGTGATGGAAGGAATGCTACTGTTGATATTACAATCGATGGCGGTGTTGCTATTGCTGCAACTATCGTAAATGGTGGTTCTGGATATGTTATTGGCGAAGAACTGACAGTATCTCAACTAGGAATCTCTTCTGTCGGAAGAAACCTTGTATTGTCGGTAACTGATATTTTTGGTGTCAATCAAATCATTATGGATGAAATCCAAGGTGATTTTGATGTTTCACCTACTAAATCTCTATACTTCTATAGTAATGATCCTGTCGTTGGATTTGGAACAACTACTATAAATGCATTAGGTAATGGTGGAGACGATACTGATGTAACAGTTCAATCTATAGAAACTGTTTATGATGGATTGCATATTGAAGTTAATCATAAAAATCACGGAATGCATTCTCTACAAAATAGAGTATTGATTTCTGGTGTAGAATCTGATGTTTCTCCTGCTACATTAGTAGGATCACTTTCAGGAACATCCACTGAGGATATTGAGTTAGATATTGATAATATTTCAGTATTTGAAACTTTTGAAAACATTCCAGTTTCTGCCCAGAATCCTGGTTATGTTTCTATTGGAAATGAAATTATTTCATATACTGGCATTAATGGAAATAGTTTAACAGGTATTGGAAGAGATATTGATACATCATCAATAGCAATTCCTCGTATTGTTAACCATAATCCAAAAGTATATAAGTATGAATATAATGGTATTTCTTTAAGAAGAATCAATAAAGAACACTTCTTACAAGATGCTACAGTAGAAAATCCAATTGATCTGGACAGATATAATATTAAAATAGATACTTCAACTAATGGAGTAGATAGATCTACTGGAGTTGCATATCCAAAACTATTCTTAAATGAAACTAAGAGTGGTGGTGGACCTGGAGTCTACGGTTCTAAGAACATTGCATATGAAATGATTCATCCCATTATAAATGCATTAGTTCTTCCAGATGCAACACTAACTGCTACTGTTAGAACAACATCTGGTACTAGCATTGGCGGAAATGAGGAATCATTCATTGATTCTGGAACCGTTCCATTAACTATTAATGAAGATAACTATTTTGATTCTCCTAGAGTTATTGCTTCTAGAATCAATGAACTTGCTTTTGCAGATCAAATACCTGGAAACAAATCTCTAGAAATCACTTTAAATCTATCGACAGATCAACAAGTTATCAGTCCTATTATTGATCTGGATCGTTTGGGTGCTGCATTTGTATCCAATAGAGTAAATAATCCAATCACAGATTATATTAATGATCCTAGAACATCTAGTAGTATAGAAGATCCAACCGCATTTACATATCAAACAAAACCAGTCCAACTAGAGTTCCCAGCAACTTCTATAAAGGTTCTTGTTGAATCATATATAAATCAATATACTGATGTTAGAGCATTCTTTGCTGTTATGAAGTCTGCAGAGGAAGAACCAATTTATTATCCATTCCCTGGATTTAGAAATAGATTGGCATCTGGTGAAGTTATTGATATTACCAAAAATGATGGAACTCCAGATAAACAATATAGTAGAAATAATGCTCTAGGGTATGAGCAAGGTGACATTAGCTATATTGATTTGGAGTTTAATATTGATAACCTTGAGCCATTTAACTTCTTCTCAGTGAAGTTGTTAGGCACCTCAACAAATCAGGCATTCCCACCAAGATTTAGAGATTTAAGAGTCATTGGATTAGCATAATATGAGCAGATTAAAAGTAAAAGATCAATCCCATTTATATAGAGATAGTAATAGCAATGCTATTATTAATACTGACAAGAGTCAGTATGATCTCTATATAACAAGGAGGGAGAAGCAACAGAGTGAAAATAGTAAAATTGAACACATTGAAAATGATTTAAATATGTTAAAATCGGATATAAATGATATAAAATCATTACTTATGGAGATTAAAAATGGATCCCTCTGAGATAACTTTAGACTCTGTTGCAAAAAACTTTACGTATGAAAAAATTGCTAGAAACATAGATAGTATAAGTGATATTGAGATTTTGCGAAATATTGCTAAGTCAATGCATAAATTATACTTAAAACAGCAAGAAGTCCTTTCTGAACTATAATGGCACAACCATCAACGAGACAAGAACTAATAGACTACTGCTTAAGAAAACTTGGCGCTCCAGTTTTAGAGATAAACGTTGCCGAAGAGCAAATCGAAGATCTCGTTGATGATTCCTTACAGTTCTTCCATGAGCGTCATTTTGATGGCGTCTATCAAACATTCTTAAAGTATAAGATTACTCAAGCGGATATTGATAGAGGAAAAGCAAAATCTGTATCTGATGTTGGAGTAGATGTTACAGATGTTTCTACTAATGTTGCTGGAGTTGGAGTAACATTTTCATACTTTGAAAATGGCAACTACTTAAAAGTTCCCGATTATGTTACTGGTGTAAATAAGATTTTTAGATTTGAAGGTTCTAACTCAGTATCTTCTGGGATGTTTAGTATTAAATATCAACTATTTTTGAATGATATTTACTATTGGGGTTCTACTGAGTTACTTACATATGCTATGACAAAAACATATCTTGAAGATATTAATTTCTTATTAACTACACAAAAACAAGTAAGATTTAATAAAAGACAAGATAGACTTTATTTGGATATTGATTGGAACAACGTTAGTGTTGGTCAATATTTTGTTATCGATTGCTACAGATTGTTGAATCCTACTGATTATTCAAGAGTTTGGAACGATTCTTTTATCAAAAAATATTTAACTTCTTTGATTAAAAGGCAATGGGGACAGAACCTAATCAAGTTTAATGGAGTTAAGTTGCCAGGAGGAGTTGAGTTTAATGGAAGACAACTCTACGATGATGGTCAATCTGAGATAGATTTATTAATGCAGCAAATGACATTTGACTACGAGTTACCACCTCTAGACATGATAGGTTGATACTATGCCATTAAATCCATTTTTTCTACAAGGTTCTAAACTTGAACAAAATCTAGTTCAAGATTTAATAAATGAACAGTTGCGAATGTATGGCATTGATGTATATTACATGCCAAGACAGTTTATAAAGAAAAACTCTATCATAAAGGAAGTTGTAAAATCAGAGTTCAGTAATGCTTATCCACTTGAAGCATATTTGGAAACTTACGATGGATATGGTGGGCAAGGTACTATATTATCAAAGTTTGGTATAGAAGAAGTTGATGACATTACTTTGATTATTTCTAGAGATAGATATGAGACTTATATAAAACCATTAATAGAAAATCTAGATGATGTAGAGTTAGGAGATAGACCAAAAGAAGGAGATTTAATCTATTTTCCTTTAGGGGACAGATTATTTGAAATCAAATATGTTGAGCATGAAAAACCTTTTTATCAACTCAATAAAAACTATGTTTATGAGTTAAGATGTGAACTCTTTAGATATCAGGATGAAGTTATTGATACAACAATTGAAGATATTGACGATAACACTAAAGATATTGGATATATCCAAACTTTACAGATGTTTACTGGTGCTGGTGTAACTGCTACAGCATATATTAGCAATATTGTTAGGGATGGTATTAGAAGATTTATTTTAAATAGTGGTGGATCTGGATACACAAGTCCACCAAAAGTCAGAGTATCAATGCCACAAGATGTTCTTGGATTTGGTACTGAGTTTTCTGGTGCTCCTGCTGCTGGTATTGCTAGTATGTTTGGTCCACAAACATTCCAGTCAATAAAATCTATTGAGATTACTAATAGTGGATTTGGATATACTACAAGTGCTCCACCACAAGTTATATTCTTAGAAGGTGGTGGAGCAGGAGCAGCTGCAACTGTTGAGATTGGTAGAGGAGTTCTACAAGAGATTAGACTTATTCAAGGTGGTGGTGGATATTTAAATCCTCCTATTGTAACTATTTCTGAACCTGTTGGAACTCCAACTGGAATCACTACAAGTCAAGCAGAAGCAGTTGCAAGAATAAACAGTGCTGGTATAGTCACATCCATTGCATTTACGAATGCTGGTTTGGGATATACAAGAACTCCTACAGTATCATTCTCCACTCCAGATTTAATGGTTCCTGGAATAGGAACATTTAGGTATAATGAATCTGTAACTGGTGAACAAAGTGGTGCAACTGGTATTGTAAAATCTTGGAACGTTGTTACTGGAGTATTAGAACTTTCTAATGTTATTGGTCAGTTTAATGCTGGAGAAGATATTGTTGGTGCAAATTCTGAAGCTTCATATACATTAAGAATAGGTTATACAGATAATCTGGCAGATGCTGGAGATTCTACTAATAAATATGGTAAGTATGAAGATAACTACGACATACAAGTTGAAGCTGATGGAATACTTGACTTCACTGAAGAAAATCCTTTTGGAAGAGTATAGGGGACTAAAAAATGTTTGAATATTTTTACCACTCAATAATGAGAAAAACCATTGTTGGTTTTGGTACGCTTTTTAATAACATTAGAATAAAAACTACTAATGCAGAAAATGATGTAATCTCGGAGATAAAAGTTCCGATTGCATACGCCCCTATGCAAAAGTTTTTGGCAAGACTTGAGCAGTCACCAGATCTGAACAATCCAGTAAGAATGACTCTTCCAAGGATGTCATTTGAACTTGTAGGTTTAACTTATGATAGCTCAAGAAAGGTAACTACTACTCAATCATTTTTGGTTTCAGATAGAACTCAAAAATCAAAAATGAAGAAGGTTTATATGCCAGTTCCATATACAATGGAATTTGAGCTAAATATTATGGCTAAGCATAATGACGATGCCCTACAGATTGTAGAGCAGATTTTACCATATTTTCAACCATCATATACTTTAACAATCGATTTGATTGAATCTATTGGTGAAAAGAGGGATATTCCATTTACACTCAGTAATATTACCATGGAAGATCGATATGATGGTGATTTTAAAGATAGAAGAGCGATTATTTATTCATTAAAGTTCACTGCAAAAACGTATCTATTTGGACCAGTACCAAAGACAGAATCTGGAGATATCATCAAAAAAGTTCAGGTTGGATATTTTGCTGGCGACAGAGAATCTTCTACAAGAGAGATTACTTATCAAACAACTCCTGTTGCATCTGTTAACTATACAAATGTTGTAGTTACAACAACTGCTTCTGACATGGAAATAGGAACAAATGAGTTCGTTGTTATTGACGCAAATGTATTGTTTGTAGATAGTTATATTACTGTTGATAGTGAAACTATGAAGATAATTCAAATCAGTGGTAATAATATTAGGGTTGAAAGAGGATCTTATGGGACAAAGATTACTCAACATGTTTCTGGAACAGCAATCAAGAACATTACTGTAGACGATAATGACTTGATTGAAGTTGGAGATAACTTTGGATTTGATATGTCATCTTTTTGAGGTAGGATATGAAAAAAGCATTTGATGGATTAGATGATGCATTTGATATCAAAGATGATATTGATGAAAATGAAAATAAAGAAAAAACAAAAGAAGTTGAAGTTTTACCAGATAATGACCAAAAAATAGTAAAACAAAGTAAAGAAGAGCATATTAATAAAGATTATGATTATACTAGAGGAAACCTTTACTCTATCATAGAAAAGGGTCAAGAAGCTATTAATGGTGTTTTAGAGTTGGCACAAGAAACTGACTCTCCAAGAGCATATGAAGTTCTTGGGCAACTTATTAAAAACGTATCTGAGACCACAGATAAGTTAATGGATCTTCAGAAGAAGATTAAAGATATGGAGGAAGAAAAGAAAAAAGGTCCCACAAATGTTACCAATAATGCAATGTTTTTTGGATCCACAGCAGATCTATCTAAGCTTTTAAAGCAACAGCAAAATAATACTGAAGATAAATAATACGTGGAAGATTAGTAATAAAAATGTCAGCATCATTCAATCATCCTATTAATAAAAAAGCACATTCTTCTGCTAGAAAGCAGAATAAAATTGCTGCTATGAAAAAATCTCCAAATAAAAATGAAAGGGAGGTTGCTGACAGAAAGTTACGTCCATCTGCAAAAGTTGATACTCCAGACTTTCTGAAAAATGAAGTTTCATTAGTCGATAAAATCGTAGAAGAAATCATTCAAGAGAAAAAAAACAAAGGACTCTGGTCAAATATTCATGCTAAACGTAAGCGTGGAGAATCGCCAGCGAAACCTGGGGATAAGAATTATCCAAAGACTTTGAATGTTGAAGAAAAAGAAAATAAAGTAACTATAGAAGATGCTGATGGCAACACATTTTTAAAAGTTGTCGATTTAATCACTCCAGATCCACTAGTTTCGGAGGGGATTGTAAGAATCCCAGCTAAAACTGGGAACATTGTTTTAGTGGGTCTTACTTGGAGAGGAAGATATCATTCAATAAAGATGTTCTTCCCACAAACAAAGTTTCCCACAAGATCTGAAGTTCAAAATGAAATAGAAAAGGTCTACCCAGGCGCACGAGTATACAGTTTTAACGTATCCGAGTATGAGCCAGGAAAACCAATGGTCCAAGTCACAGAAGGAGCAGAGAAACGATACTGCCCCAAGTGTAAGAAAATGGAAACCAGAGCAGAGTGTGCCTATGGAGTCTCCTACTGGGACAAGTATGCCACCAAAAACTTCAAAGAGTCAGTCCTCGGAGAAGCAGCCTGGACCAAAAAAGAAGGACAAAACAAATCTGGAGGACTCAACGAAAAAGGAAGAAAGTCTTATGAAGAGGAAAATCCAGGATCTGACCTTAAAGCACCAAGCAAGAAGGTTGGAAATCCCAGGAGGGCATCCTTCTGCGCTAGAATGAAAGGTATGCGTAAGAGACAAAAACCCTCCAACAATACAGGCGATGATCGTCTGTCTAAGTCCCTTAGAGCGTGGAACTGCTGATATGAAATCATTCAAACAGTTTTTATCGGAAAGTGTCACTATTAATGGAGATTTCAATGGAACTCTCAACATTGGCGATTCTCATCAGGAACAGACTAAAGAAGAAAATAGTTTCTATGCTGATCTTGTTTGGGAAGGAAAACTATATAGAATGCAGTTTATGACAAATGAAGATACTCTTCCAACTCCTGCAAACTTAGCAAATCAACTGCAAAGTGAGTATCCAGGAGGAATAGTTCATAATGTTTATCCGATTACAGAAAAAAATAGAAACTATAGAGTCAAATCTATAAAGAGGTATCAACCAGAAGCATTGACTTGGAAAACTGAACTTTAAGGTAGATCATGGCAAAAGATTTTTTATGGGGTGAAGAGTTTAAACTTGATGTTGCTCGCGGTAAAGCTAGAGGAGCATCAGTAGTTAATATCTTTGGAAACAATGATTCTCAAACAAATACTTTCAGAGCAGTTTGGGAAAACTCTGATAGTGATGATTATGTGTTTCCACCTTCCCCTCTACAGATGGATGTGAATAGTAATGCCGCAGATGCTGGTGTTTCTATTAAGATTATTGGATTGACTACTGATTATGCAGAAGCAGAAGAAGTTGTGACACTTGATGCTACTGGAATTTCAACGACATCTACACCATTTCTTCGCATTAATACAGTAGTAACAATTGCAGGAAATGCAGCAAATGATATTACGGTAGGTCAAGGGTCTACAACATATGCTCAGATTGATGCTGGTAGAGGTAGAAATCAAGCAGCAATTTATACAGTCCCAGATAGATGTGAATTCTATCTTTACAGGATTGATGCATTTACTGCAGATGGTTCTCAACAAAAGGCAGGTAAGTTTAGAAACTTTGTAAGTCTACCTAATGGTGTTGACTTGAGAGTGGCAGAGGTATCATTCTTCAATAATATGAATATTCAAAGAAGACTTCCTTTTAAATATTCATCAAGAACTGATATTGCTTTCCAAATGGCAACATTTAGTGGAACTCATCCATGTGCAGTATTTGGTGAAGGTATCTTAGTAAAAGAACTTATGTGAGTGATTTATGAGTGAAGTATATCTAGGCAATCCTAATCTAAAAAAAGCAAATACTCCTATTGAGTTTACCGAAGACCAGATTGCAGAATTTATTAAATGCAAAAATGATCCTGTCTATTTTGCACATAATCACATTAAGATTGTCTCCCTTGATGAAGGTCTGACACAGTTTCATCCTTACGATTTTCAAGAGAAGTTAATATGTAACTTCCACAAAAATAGATTTAATATATGCAAAATGCCTCGTCAGACTGGAAAGTCTACAACTGTTGTATCATACCTTCTACATTATCTCATTTTTAATGATAGCGTCAATATTGGCATTCTTGCAAACAAAGCAGCAACTGCTAGAGAACTTTTAGGGAGGTTAGCTACTGCATATGAAAACTTGCCGAAATGGATGCAACAGGGTATTATTGCATGGAACCGTGGTAACATTGAGTTAGAAAATGGCAGTAAGATATTGGCAGCTTCTACGTCTGCAAGTGCTGTCCGAGGTATGTCGTTTAACATCCTCTTTCTAGACGAGTTCGCGTTCGTCCCAAATCACATTGCTGACTCGTTCTTTGCATCTGTTTATCCTACTATTACGTCTGGTAAATCAACCAAAGTAATCATTGTCTCAACGCCACATGGTATGAATCATTTCTACCGTATGTGGCACGATGCGGAAAGAGAGAAGAACGAATACATACCAACAGAAGTTCATTGGTCTGAGGTTCCTGGTAGAGACACTGCTTGGAAAGCACAAACTATTGCCAATACTTCAGAACAGCAGTTTAAAGTTGAGTTTGAATGTGAGTTCTTAGGATCTGTTGATACTCTTATTGCACCATCAAAGTTAAAATCTCTAGTATATTCAGACCCAATAAAAAGAAATGTTGGATTAGATATTTACGAACCTTCTAAAGAAAACCATGATTATGTCATTACAGTAGATGTTGCCAGAGGAGTTAGTGAAGACTATTCGGCATTTATTGTTGCAGACATAACAGAGTTTCCCCATAGAGTAGTTGCAAAGTATAGGAATAATGAGATTAAACCTATGCTATTTCCAAATATCATATATGAAGTGGCAAAAAGTTATAATGGAGCATATATTTTATGCGAAGTAAATGATATTGGAGATCAAGTAGCATCATTGCTACATTATGATCTAGAATATCAAAATGTTTTGATGTGCTCTATGAGAGGAAGAGCAGGTCAGATCGTTGGGCAAGGATTTTCAGGCAAAAAAACTCAGTTAGGAGTTAAGATGTCCAAGACTGTTAAAAAAGTCGGTGCTCTTAACTTAAAAACTATGATTGAAGAAGATAAACTAATCTTCAATGATTATGAGATTATATCTGAGTTGACAACCTTTATTTCAAAAAACAACTCATTTGAAGCGGAAGATGGGTGTAATGATGACCTTGCTATGTGTTTGGTAATATATGCTTGGTTAGTTGCCCAAGATTATTTTAAAGAACTTACAGATCAAGATATTAGAAAAAGACTATATGAAGAACAAAAAAATCAAATAGAACAAGATATGTCTCCATTTGGATTTATTGTAGATGGGTTAGATGATAATCAATCTTTTGTAGATGAATCTGGAGACAGATGGTTTACCGATGAATATGGTGATATGTCTTATATGTGGGAGTACATGTAATGGATTTAGATGATCAGTTTCAAACAGAACATTTATATCTCACAGAAAGAAAATGTAGAAGTTGTGGTGAAACTAAAGACCTTATCGATGGTTTTTACAAGATGAGAAAAAACAAATATAATCTATCATCATATTCATATGAGTGCAAAGAATGCTCAATAAAGAGAGTTATATCTAACAGAATGACCAATAAAGTCTTTGATAAATGGGAATATCCCGACTGGTAGTTGTTCATGCATGGTTTTCGCACATGAAAGTATCATTTTTAATAAATATTTTCAGATAAACTGAAATACGGAGAACTTAAAAATGGCAACTCCTCAATTGTCTCCTGGCGTTTTAGTCAGGGAAGTTGACTTAACTGTAGGAAGAGCTGATAATGTACTTGACAATATTGGGGCAATTGCTGGTCCCTTCGTAAAAGGTCCAGTTAATGAACCGATTGATATTACTACAGAGCAAGAACTTATTGATGCATTTGGCAAACCAAATAGCACAGATGCTCAATATGAATATTGGATGTCTGCATCATCATATCTATCATACGGTGGGGTTCTGAAAGTAGTCAGAACTGGAGATGATAATTTTAAGAACGCTTCTGCTATTAGAGATTCTGAAGGGGTTTCTATCGCTTCTACTAGTAATCTTAATATCTTAAACTACGACAACTACGAAGAGTATTGGGCAGACGATATTGCCGATTACATCTTCGCTGCAAAGAACCCAGGTTCATGGGCGAATGATCTAAAAGTTTGTATTGTTGATGACAAAGCAGACCAAACTCTTACCGTTGCAGGTTCTGTTAGCAATATTGCAGTAGGTTTAGCAGTAACTACAGCACTAACAAATATTCCATCAGCAGGTATTGGAACAACCTCACTATTCAATGGATACTTAAAAGGTATCGTTACTGGAATTGGTGCTAGCACAATTGATGTTAAAATCGCATCAATCGTTAACTCTGTTGGGGATGAAACACCAGTTCAATACAAAGAAAGAAGCCAACTAAGATCTTTTAGACCTGGAAATAGTCTTAAGTTTATTAGTACTGGTGGCGGAGAAGTCTCGGCTGCATCTACTACACTTGGAGTTTCTGAAGAAAGTGTGCTTGATTGGTATGACCAACAAAAGATTGAACTAGAAAATGCTATTATTTTCTGGAAATCTATTGCACCAAAACCAGTAACAAGTGCTTACGTTTCCGAAAGAAGTGGTAGAAATGATGCAATTCACATTGCAGTTATTGATGATACTGGATCTGTAACTGGAATTCAAGGAAATCTACTAGAAAAGCATTTATTCCTTTCAAAAGCAACTGATGCAGTTTCTGCAGAAAATGCTCCACTAAGAATCTGGTGGAAAGAATATCTTGCTAAGTATTCTGATTATATCTATGCTGGCGATAACCCTTCCGATAATCTAAATGCAAATGAGGAGGTGTATGCTACTGGATTTGGAACTGCTACTACACCAGTAACAGATTCCGATGGTATATGGAACGAACCAGCACAGAGCAAGGTCTTTAGTGCTATTGGTAACGTAACATACACACTAGTTGGGGGTAAAGACTATAACAACAAAGAAAATACTACAGAAACTGGTTCACTACAAGCAGATTTAGGAAGTCTTTTTACTTCGTACAGTCTCTTTGAGAATAAAGATGAAATCGAAGTTGACTATCTAATCATGGGTCCTGGAATGGACAACAAGTTTGCTTCTCAAGCAAAAGCAAATCATTTAATCTCCATTGTAAATGGAAGAAAAGATTGTATTGCTGTTGTTGGACCACATAGAACTGATCTTGTTGGAGTAACAAATAAATCAAAACAAACTGATAATCTTATTGAGTACTTTGCTCCTCTAGAGTCTTCATCATATGCTATTTTTGATAGTGGATATAAGTACACTTATGATAGATTTAATAACAAGTTCCGTTACATTCCTTGTAACGCTGACGTTGCAGGTTTATGCGTAAGAACTTCAATCTTTGCTTATCCATGGTTCTCACCAGCAGGTCAGCAAAGAGGTATATTAAATAATGCTATTAAACTAGCATATAATCCATCAAAGCCCCAAAGAGATAAGTTATATCCATCCAGAATTAACTCTATTATTAATAAGCCTGGTCTTGGCATCTTACTCTTCGGTGATAAAACTGCTTTAGATTACGCATCTGCATTTGATAGAATCAACGTTCGTAGATTGTTCTTGACCGTTGAGCAAGCACTCGCTAGAACTGCAGAAGCACAACTATTTGAACTAAATGATGAGATTACAAGAGCGAACTTTGTAAATATTGTTGAACCATATCTCAGAGATATTAAAGCTAAGAGAGGACTTTATGGATTTTTAGTTGTATGTGATGAATCAAATAACACACCCGATGTTATCGATAATAATGAGTTTAGAGCAGACATTTTCATGAAACCTGCTAAATCCATTAACTATGTTACTCTCACATTCGTAGCAACTAGAACAGGTGTTGCGTTTGAAGAAGTTGTTGGTACTGTTTGATCATTTTTACCATAAAAACTAAGGAGGCACTAAGAAAATGGCATCACTAAAATCTCTATCGCAGTTTAAAAGTAAACTGATTGGAGGTGGAGCAAGACCAAACCTATTTGAAGTTCAGTTACCATCCGTTCCTGCTGGAATAGATCTAGGTATTCAGAGAGATGGAACTGGAATATATGATTCTGAGAACTTTACATTTTTATGTAAAGCAGCTGCTCTTCCAGCATCAACAATGAATCCTATTGAGGTTCCTTTTAGAGGTCGCACTATGAAAGTTGCTGGAGATAGAACATATGATGTATGGACAATTACTGTCATCAATGATGAGGCATTTGATCACAGAAGAGTATTTGAATCCTGGATGCAGAATATCAACCAATACTCTGATCATAGTGGACTAACAAATCCAGCTGATTATATGACAGATGCTACTGTTCTTCAACTAGGCAGAGGAAAAGTAAACAGAGAAACTGGAACTGGTAGTGATGGAAATGCAAATATCCTTGCACAATATAAGTTCAAGGATATTTTCCCAACTAACATTTCTGCTATTGATCTTAGTTATGAAACCAGCGACACCATTGAAGAGTTTACTGTAGATTTCCAAGTTCAGTTCTGGTATCCAGAAAAAGCAGGAACTAACACTGCTCAGGGATAATAAATAGAAACAGTAAATAGAATCTAGGTTAATAATGTCGAGATTATTTGGTTTCTCTATTGAGGAAGATAAAAATAACATCTCAAAGAACATAGTCTCCCCCGTTCCTCAAAACAATGAGGACGGGGTTGACCACTATCTTACGAGTGGATTTTTTGGTACTACAATAGATATTGAAGGTGTTTATAAGACTGAACATGATTTAGTCAAAAGATATCGTGAGATGTCGCTTCATCCAGAAGTTGATAGTGCTATCGAGGATATTGTAAATGAAGCTATTGTATCTGACACTTATGATACCCCAGTAGAGATAGAACTGTCAAATTTAAATGCTAGTGATGGATTAAAGAAAAAAATCCGAGAAGAGTTTAAAACAATACTAGAAATAATGGACTTTGCTAGAAAGTCTCATGAAATCTATAGAAACTGGTATGTTGATGGAAGGATTTATTATCACAAACTTATTGATGTAAAAAATCCTCAAGAGGGAATACAAGAGTTAAGGCACATTGATGCCTTAAAAATGAGATATGTAAGGACAAAGAAAAAGAAAAATAGATTAGATATTAACATCACAAATGGAAGATCTGACGATCCCATGAATTTGGATTTTCCAGTTATTGATGAGTATTTTGAGTATAGTCCAAAGACTAGTGGATTAAATACACAAAATAATCCAACTGGTTCTATCAAAATTGCAAAAGATTCTATTGCATATTGTAGTTCTGGACTAGTTGATAGGAACAAAAATACTGTCCTATCATATCTACATAAATCAATCAAAGCAGTAAATCAACTTCGCATGATTGAAGATTCTCTTGTAATCTATAGATTATCAAGAGCACCAGAACGTCGTATTTTTTATATTGATGTTGGAAATCTACCAAAGGTAAAAGCAGAGCAATATCTCCGTGACGTAATGATGCGTTACAGAAACAAGTTAGTTTATGACGGAAGCACAGGGGAAATCAAAGATGATAAAAAATACATGTCAATGCTTGAAGATTTTTGGTTGCCTCGCAGAGAAGGCGGAAGGGGAACAGAAATCACAACTCTGCCAGGCGGCCAAAACCTTGGAGAAATCACTGATATTGAATACTTTAAGAAAAAACTATACAGAGCACTCAATGTTCCACCCTCAAGAATGGATGGAGAAGGTGGGTTTAACCTGGGTAGATCTTCTGAAATCTTAAGAGATGAACTTAAGTTTACTAAGTTTGTTGGTCGTTTAAGAAAAAGATTCTCAAATCTATTCAATGATATTTTGAGAACTCAACTTATTTTGAAAAATATTGTGACTCCCGAAGATTGGGAAAAGATGTCAGAACATATTCAATATGATTTCTTATATGACAATCACTTCTCAGAACTTAAGGATGCTGAGTTGATGACTGAGAGATTAAATCTTGCAGTGACTGCAGAACCTTATATTGGCAAATATTTTTCTCAAGATTACGTCAGAAGAAAAATCTTAAGACAGACTGATGAAGAAATCGTTGAACAAGATAAGTTAATCAAAAAAGAAATCAAAGATGGTGTTGTTCCTGATCCAAATGCACCAATAGATCCAGAAACTGGTATGCCTTTAGATGACACTATGAGTGGTGAAATGGGCGCAGTTCCTTTAGATCCAGGTATTAATGAAAAACCAGTAGAAACTCCCAAAGGAGGAGAAATATAAATAATATTATTGCAAATATAACATTAATCTATGGATGACTTAATCGACATGATCATTGCTGATAAATCTGCTTCTAGTGTCAGTGACAAAATCAAAGACGTTTTGTACTCAAAAGCGTCTGAAAGGGTGGATTCTTTAAAACCATCAGTATCAACTTCTATTTTTGGTGATGAAGAATATGAAGATGGCACTGAACAAGAATAAATATCTTAAAAAATAACTACGATGACACAAAGAACAAGACTGATTGCAGGAGAAACTGGATTAACAACATCCAGCTCTGATGTAAATACACTTTCAAATGCTACTTGCATTCGAGTATGGAACGGTCATACAGATATTGCAACTGTAAGCATTGGTAAAAGTACAGAATCTGGTTATTCAGGTATTACAACATTAACTATGGCATCTAAAACTGTTGAGTTTTTAGAAAAAGATGCACAAGATATTATTTGGTCAAATAATACTGCAGTATTGGCAGCAAAAGTAGCATTCACAAACTAATCCAATGAAACTAATCAGAGAAGAAATCGAAAAAGTTGAAGTTCTCAGAGAAGGAACTGGAAGAGAGGCAAAACTTTATATTAAAGGACCATTCCTACAAGCAGAATGTGTAAATCGTAATGGGCGTATGTATCCTATGCCCATTATGGAGAAAGAGGTAAAGCGTTATAACGAACAATATGTTCAAAAAGGACGTGCTCTTGGAGAGCTTGGTCATCCTGATGGTCCCACAGTAAACCTTGATAGAGTTTCACATAAAATTGTAGAGCTTTATAAAGTAGGTAATAACTTTGAAGGTAAGGCACAAATCCTTTCCACACCTATGGGTAAGATTGCAGAATCCTTACTCAAAGATGGTGTAACTCTTGGTGTTTCTTCTCGTGGTATTGGTTCTTTAGTTACTACTAAAGAAGGATATAAACAAGTTGGTGAAGATTTTATGTTGGCAACTGCTGCTGATATTGTTGCCGATCCATCTGCACCTGACGCTTTTGTTCAGGGAATTATGGAAGGAAAAGAATGGGTTTGGGATGGCGGTGTTCTTCGTGAAAAACTTGCCGAACAAACAAAACGCAGAATCAATACTCTTGTTGATCAAAAAAGATTAGAAGAGCATAAGATTGATCTCTTTAACAACTTTTTAAATTCACTATAGTATATATGTGTAAATCATTAAAATATAAATAAATATAGATTTAATACAGTTTAACGTAAATCGGAGAGTTTTAAATGTCTAGTGGAGAAAACTTACAAGAAATGGAAGTAGGCACTGCTCAATCCAAGACTGCTGTTAATTCTGGTGCTAAATCAGCAGATCCAATGCCTTCAGCAGGAAGCAATGCATCTGGTGTTTCAACTCCAGGTCAAACTGGTAGTTGGGTAGATTTAGGCGGTCCTACTCCAGAAAACTATAAGTCTGATGACGATTCAGCTAAGTTCAAAGAACCTTCACTTAAGACAGTGAATGATGTGGTAAACAGAGGTGCTAAACCTGCTGAACCAATGCAAAAACTTACTGGAGCAGTTAAGGAAGAAGAAGAGATTGACGATGAAGTAATCTCTGAAGATGATGAAGTCGAAACCGAAGAGGATCAAGATTTTGTATCCGAAGAGGAAGTAGAGGAAGAAGAAGAGATTACTGAAGAAGAGTATGACATCGAAGAAGATGTTAATGCTATTCTCGAAACTGACGAAGTAGAACTCTCCGAAGAGTTTAAAGAAAAAGCAAAACTAGTATTTGAATCTGCACTCAAGACTAAAGTTGGAGAAATCCAAGAAGCTCTTGAGATCAGATACGAAGAAAGACTCGCTGAAGAAGTTGCTGAAATCAAAGAAGCACTTCAAGAGCGTGTTGATTCTTATCTAGAGTATGTTGCTGATGAGTGGATTGCTGAAAATCAACTCTCAGTAGAGCAAGGTCTGAAAGAAGAACTCTCCGAGTCCTTTATGTCAGGTCTACGTGATCTTTTTGAAGCACATTATGTACACATCCCTGAAGATAAATATGATGTTCTAGATAGTATGACAGAAAAACTTGATGAAATGGAGACAAAACTCAACGAGCAGATTGAGAAGAATGTTTCCCTTAACAAGCGTCTCGCAGAGTCGGTTGCTGATGGAATCTTCGATGATATTGCAGAGGGTCTAGCATTCTCGCAAAAAGAAAAGCTCGCTTCACTTGCAGAAAGTGTTGAGTTTGGAAGTGAGACAGAATATCGTGAAAAGTTGGTAGCATTAAAGGAATCATATTTCCCAACAAAAAATGCTAACCCCAAGGTGGTTTCTGAGAACCTAAGCGAAGAAGTAGAAACTCCAGAAGCTTATAGCAAAGAGATGGATGCTTACCTAGCAATGGTAAACAGAATCGCTAAAAACTGAAGTCAACATTAAAACAAACACACTTTTAGAGGTACACGTAAATGTTCCATTCAGAGCATCTGCAGGAAAAGTGGGCACCCCTTCTAAATGCTGGTGATCCTATTAAGGATCACCACAGAAGAGCAGTAACCGCAGTCCTGCTAGAGAACCAAGAAAAATTCCTAAGAGAGCAACAATCTTTCAACCAATCAGGATCATTCCTAACCGAATCACCAACTAACTCAGCTGGTACAGGTGGTTATACTGGAGCTTCCGCTGAAGGCGGTCCAGTTGCAGGTTTTGATCCAGTTCTGATTTCCCTAATCAGACGCTCCATGCCTAACTTGGTCGCATACGACCTCGCAGGCGTACAACCAATGAGCGGTCCTACTGGACTAATCTTCGCAATGCGTTCACGCTACACTGATCAGAACGGTCAGGAAGCACTATTTGACGAAGCAGATACTCGCTTCTCTGGTCAGAACGCTGCAGGTAGCCTTGCACAAACAGGTTATACCAGCCCAACAGGCGATGTTGGTATCGGTACTACCGCAGGAGCATCTGCTAACACTAACCCTGGTCTTCTAAACGCTTCTGGCGAATATAACGTTTCTGGTGGCATGAACACTGGAGATGCAGAAGGTCTAGGTTATGGCGATAACTCTGGTTTCAACGAGATGGCCTTCTCAATCGAGAAGATCACTGTTGCTGCAAAATCCAGAGCACTCAAAGCTGAGTATTCACTAGAACTAGCTCAAGACCTCAAGGCAATCCACGGTCTAAATGCTGAAGCAGAACTCGCTAATATTCTTTCTAGCGAGATCCTTGCTGAAATCAACCGTGAGGTTATCCGTAGCATCTACATCACTGCAGAAGCTGGTGCTCAGCAGAACGTTGCTACCGCAGGTTCATTCGACCTCGATGTTGACTCCAACGGTCGCTGGTCAGTTGAGAAGTTCAAAGGTCTACTCTTCCAAATCGAGCGCGATGCTAACCAGATCGCAACTAGAACTCGTAGAGGAAAGGGCAACATTATCCTCTGCTCTGCAGACGTTGCTTCCGCTCTAACCATGGCAGGTGTACTCGATTATACTCCTGCACTAAATGCAAACCTAAGCGTAGATGAGACTGGCAATACATTTGCTGGAACTCTAATGGGCAAGTATCGCGTATACATTGACCCATATGCTGCAAACCTAACCAACCGTGCTGGCGCTGCTGGTAACGTTGGTGGTAACCAGTACTACGTTGTTGGTTATAAGGGTTCTTCACCTTATGACGCAGGTCTCTTCTACTGCCCATATGTACCTCTCCAGATGGTACGTGCAGTTGGCGAGAACAGCTTCCAGCCTAAGATCGGCTTCAAGACCCGTTACGGTCTAGTTGCTAACCCATTCGCTGAAGGTGGACTTGCATCAGGCACATCAACAGCTCTTGGTCGCCTTGCAGCAGATACCAACCGCTACTACAGAAGAGTTCTTGTTAAGAACCTCATGTGATCTATTAGGTTCACATTTTCTCAAGGACCCCTCTTGGAGGGGTCTTTTTTTTATCTAAATAAATAAAAAGGTTATAGAAATGCCTGAAAGTTACAGAAAGTTTGAATATGAAACTGTAGAGAATAGAAACCTTTTATCTTCTGTAAAGTTTAGATTTATATTAAACAGAGCGCCAAAAGTTTCTTTTCTTTCAAACTCAGTTAATATTCCTGGCATGACATTAGGAGTTGCTGAGCAACCAACATATCTAAACGATATTCCTCATCCTGGAGATAAGATTCAGTTTGAAGATTTTAATCTAAAATTTTTGGTTGATGAGGATTTGACAAACTACTTAGAACTCCAACATTGGATAAGGGGACTTGGATTTCCAGAAAACTTAAAAGAAATATACGATCTGCAAGATGATGATGATAACTATGTCAGTATGAAATGGGGAGCAGCAATGAATGTATATTCAGATGGCACATTATTAGTGAAGACAAGTAATGAACGTAATAACTATAATATAATATTTAAAGGAATGTTTCCTTATCGATTAGGAGAGTTAAACTTTGACGCTACAAACACCGATGAAGATTACTTCACAACAGATGTTAGTTTTAAATATATGATGTATAATATAACAGACTCAAAAGGAGAAATCTTAAGACCTAAGTATGATTAATATTCAAACCCTTCAAGGAATGTGGGAAAAAGATTCTAAAATAGACATTGATAATCTACATCACGAATCTTTAAAAATTCCATTATTACATGCAAAATATTTTGATCTGTATAATGATCTAGTTTTACTTAGAAAGCAAGCAGAGCAGCAGAAAAAAAATATAAGACATGATAGATATCAATATTATTCAGGTAGAGCAGATCCAGAAGTATATGTTGAAAATCCTTTCCCCAAAAAGGTTAGGGACAAAAGTGATATGGAACGATACCTAGATGCTGATGAAAAGTTATCAAAGATTATTTTAAAAATAGATTATTATGAAGTAATGCTTAAATATATTGAAGATATTTTAAAGCAGATTCATAATAGGTCATATCAAATCAAAAACTCAATCGATTATATGGCATTTCAATCTGGGTTAGGATAAGCAGATAAATAGATATAACAAAGATGATTTTTTTGTTATATGTGTGATGTAAAAATTTATAAAAAGAATGAGGTTTACATTAAACTAGAATGTGAACCTCATATTTTGTATGAGATGCAAGAATATTTTACGTTTGAAGTTCCTGGTGCAAAGTTTATGCCTCAGATGAGGAATAAGCACTGGGATGGAATGGTTCGTCTTCTTTCAGTTTATACTGGAGAAATATATGTTGGTCTTTTGGACAAACTTATTTCAAAATTAAAGTTACATAACTATACTTATGAGTTTGTAGAAAATACGTATTATGGTCTTCCATTTGAGTATAATGAAGAGATTTCAATGGAAGGTGTAAAAGATTACATGACATCTATTTGCTCTTTTTCTCCAAGGAGTTATCAAGTTGAGGGAGTATATAGTGCATTAAGGTATAATCGAAAACTATTGATAAGCCCCACTGCCAGTGGCAAATCTTTGATGATTTATTCTGTTGTAAGATATTATGTGGATAAAGGTAAAAAAATTCTTTTAGTTGTTCCAACGACATCTCTTGTAGAACAGATGTATAAGGATTTCCAAGAGTATGGTTGGGATGCTGAATCATATTGTCATAAGATTTATGGTGGAAAGGAAAAAACAAATCAAGCACCAGTCACTATAACAACTTGGCAATCTATTTACAAGCTAGATAAAAAGTTTTTTAATGAGTATGAGGTAGTGATTGGAGATGAAGCACATTTATTCAAAAGTAAGTCTCTAGTCAATATCATGAGTAAATTGCACTCATGTAAGTATAGATTTGGGTTCACTGGTACTTTAGACGGATCACAGACGCATAAGTGGGTATTAGAGGGTCTTTTTGGACCATCATACAAAGTGACCAGAACTAAAGAACTTATGGATAAAGGTCATCTTTCAAAGTTAAATATTATTTGTTTAAACTTGAAGCATAAACCCCAGAAGTTTAATACATTTGAAGATGAAGTTCAGTTCATCATAGGTAATCAAAAAAGAAATAAGTTTATTAAAAATCTAGTACTAAGTATTAATGGAAATAGCCTTGTACTGTTTTCACGAATAGAAGGTCATGGAGTACCATTGTTTAATTTAATAAATAGTTCTACTGAAGAGGACAGAAAAGTATTTTTTGTCCATGGAGGTGTTGATACAGTGGAAAGAGAAAAAGTCAGAGAAATAACAGAAAGAGAAAATAATGCAATTATTATTGCATCTTATGGAGTATTTTCTACTGGCATTAATATAAAGAATCTGCATAATGTTGTTTTTGCTTCACCGAGTAAATCTAGGATTAGGAACCTACAATCAATCGGAAGAGTATTGAGAAAAGGCAATAATAAATCAAAAGCAGTTTTATATGATATTGCTGATGATTGTACATATAACTCGCAGAAAAACTATACACTAAATCATTTTATTGAAAGAATAAAAATATATAACGAAGAAAACTTTAACTATGAAATAATCCCAGTTAACTTATCTCTATGATAGAAGAAGACTTTTACGCATCAATAAAATTTAAAAGTGGTGAAGAAGTATTTGCTAAGGTGCTACCTACGGATGAAGATGGGGAAAACATATTGGTTGTAACTAACCCCGTTATTATTAAAGAAATAAAAACAAGACAAGGTTATGGATATAAAATAGAACCCTGGTTAAAGACTACTGATGATGACATGTTTATTGTTAATCTAAATGATGTATTAACTATTAGTGAATCTACTAATAATGAAATCATTAAAATGCATACTTCATTTATTAGAAGATATGACAATATAAAAAGATTTAATAATACAACTGGTATAACTAGAGAAATGGGGTATCTCTCTAGTGTATCTAGATTTAAAAAACTCTTAGAAAACATCTATAATAATAGCTAAAGCTAACTCATTCAACCCTGACAAAGGTATTATACAAAGAATCTGTAGGTATTGTCAAGCTTTGACTATCTTGGTTTATGTGGTATAATGTCTACATATTAGTATATTAAATATGGCAATGACCTTTACCACAATGACAAAAAGAAAAAGATCAGAACATTATGTGAATAACAAAGAGTTTTTATCTGCTCTTATTGATTATCAATATGCCGTAGAAAAATCTTATGTTGAAGAGTTTGGAGAAGTTCCAACAAAGGATAAAAAAGGAAAAAAATGGAGTACTAAACCTGTTATTCCAAAATATATTGGAGAGTGCTTTTTAAAGATTGCCACCCACCTATCATATAAAACTAATTTTATCAACTATCTTTTTATTGACGATATGGTGTCCGATGGTATTGAAAACTGTGTGCAATATATTCATAACTTCAATCCAGATAGATCTAAAAATCCTTTTGCCTATTTTACACAAATCATTCATTATGCTTTCTTGAGAAGGATTCAAAAAGAAAAAAGGCAGTTAGAGATTAAAAGTAAGATTCTTGAAAAAACTGGATTTGATGAAGTCTTTTGGGATGACAATAACACTATTGACAACTCGAACTACTCTGACTACAATAGCATCAAAGAAAGTGTTCACATGAAAATTCGTTACTAAATGAAAGTTGCTATTATAACAGATACTCATTATGGTGCCCGTAAAGGGTCTAAAGTTTATCATGATTATTTTGAACTATTTTATAAAAATGTATTTTTTCCAACACTAGAAGAACATAATATTGATACCATCATTCATATGGGCGATGTCTTTGATAGTAGAAAATCTATCGATTATACGTCTTTAGAGTGGGCAAAGCGAGTTGTCTTTGAACCTTTATCAAAGTATGACGTTCACATGATTATTGGAAATCATGATACTTACTATAAAAACACAAATAGAGTTAACTCTCCAAACTTATTATTAAAGTCATATCCAAATATTAAAACATATTCTGACCCTACAGAAGTAAACATTGGTGGACTAAATATTTTACTTTTACCTTGGATCAATGAAGACAATCAAGAACTTTGCTATAAACACATTAAAAATACAAGTAGCAACTGTGCGATGGGGCACCTTGAGCTTAATGGATTTAGAGTTAATTCGCAAATCGTCATGGACCATGGTCATGAGAGCAAACTATATTCAAAGTTCACCAAGGTCTTCAGCGGTCACTTTCACACTAGATCAGACGATGGACGAATCTTTTACTTGGGAAACCCATACGAAATGTTCTGGTCAGATGTCGGTGATCGGAGAGGATTCACCATCTTTGATACAGAAACTCTTGAACATTTTCCAGTAGATAATCCTTATACTCTATATCATATTGTTGAGTATGATGATTTGACTATGGATTCTTTTAAACTAAACCATTTTAATGCCAGTAAATACGAAGATAAAATTGTAAAAGTCATCGTCAAAAATAAAACAAAACCTAAAGTGTTTGATAAGTTTTTAGATAAAATATATTTGGCAAATCCGTATGAAGTTAAGATAACCGAAATACTTCAAGAAAGTAGTATTCAAAATGAGGAAGATATTGAAATTGAAAATACAATGACAATACTTTCAAAATATATTGAAAATGCTGATGTTGACATAAATAAAAACAAAGTTCAAAATCTCGCACGTAAGATTTATAAACAAGCTTGTGATATTAGTTAAAGGATATGTTCATAATCACTATTGCTGGGAAAGAAGATGAAGGAGCTTATTCAGTCAAAGATGAGTTTGGTGAAAAAGTTCTTTACATCTTTGAAGATGAAGATGATGCAACTAGGTTTGCCATGATGCTTGAGGATCGAGGCACTCCTGAAATGTATGTTATGGAAGTTGAGGAACATAGTTTAATCCAAGCATGTGAAATGCATGATCATAAATATCAAATATTTACCGTAGACGATTTTGTAATACCACCAGAATAAAAACATGATTCTTTTTGAAAAAATTCGTTATAAAAACTTTCTTTCTACTGGAAATAGTTTTACTGAACTAGATTTAAATCGCTCAAATACTACACTAATTCTAGGAACAAATGGATCGGGAAAAAGTACTTTTCTGGATGCTTTAACTTTTGGATTGTTTGGAAAATCTTTTAGGGGCATTAATAAACCTCAACTAATAAACTCTACAAATGAAAAAGATTGTTTAGTTGAGATTGAGTTTACTATTGGAAGTATTAAGTGGAAAGTTCGTAGGGGTATAAAACCTGCAATCTTTGAAATCTATAGAAACGATCAACCCTTAGATCAAAATGCTTCATCAATTGAGCAGCAAAAGTGGTTTGAGCAAACTATTCTGAAAATGAACTATCGTTCATTTACTCAGATTGTTATTTTGGGAAGTAGTAACTTTGTTCCTTTTATGCAACTTACTGCATCTAGTAGGAGAGAAGTTATTGAAGATTTATTGGATATTAAAATATTTTCTTTGATGAGTTTGGTTATAAAAGAAGATATTAAAATGCTCAAAAGCAATCTTAATAATCTGACTTTAAAACGAGAATCTTTGCATGAAAAAATATCTATGCAGAAAGGATTTCTTGAAGATATTGAAAAGCGAGGCAACGAGTTTATTGCCGAAAAATCAAATAAGGTAAACGAACTTATCCGAGAAGAAAATGAAGTTGAAAAATCTACTGAAGAGTTACTTCTTAAACTTGAAAAGATGGATGATGAACTTCAACAGTACTCTAATGCTAGAGAAAAACTTCGTAAGTTGGGAAATCTGAAAGGAAAAATCACTCAAAAAATAGCAACGATTACAAAAGAGTATAAGTTTTTCAATGATAATACGGTATGCCCTACCTGCACCCAAAGCATTGAAGAAACTTTTCGGTTAAATAGAATAGGTGATGCCAAACAAAAGGCAAAAGAACTTAAATCTGGTTTTGAAGAACTTGAAAGGACTATTCGTGGTGAGGAAATGCGGGAACAAAAGTTCAATGACATTTCTTCTAAAGTAACTAACGTAACACATGGTATTTCTACAAACAATACTCGGGTTTCATCAATACATCAAGAAATCCAAAGTCTACAATATGAAATTCAAAAAACTTCCGAAAATATTCAAAACCGAAATATTGAGCATGATAAACTAGAAGAGTTTCAGAAAAAGTTAGATTCTTGTTTAGATGAGATTGAAACCACCCAAGAAGAAATAGTAAATCATGATTTTATCTATGGATTGCTAAAAGACTCTGGCGTTAAATCTAAAATCATTAAAAAATACATTCCCGTTATTAATCAGCAGATTAATCGATATTTGCAGTTGATGGATTTTTATGTCAACTTTAAACTTGATGAAGAGTTTAAAGAATCTGTTGAGTCACCTATTCACGAAGATTTTTCTTATCAATCTTTCAGTGAAGGTGAAAAGCAACGGATTGATCTTGCTCTACTGTTTACATGGAGAGAGATTGCGAAGATTAAAAACTCAGCAAATACAAACTTGCTGATAATGGATGAGATCTTTGATAGTTCTCTTGATGGGTATGGTACTGAAGATTTCTTGAAAATCGTTCGGTACATTATTAAAGATAGTAATATCTTTGTAA